ATACATTTTGCTTTTACCCAATTAATAGATGATATCTTATACTTATTTTCAAAATGTAAACAAGTAAAGGGTTTCTTATTTCTAATATCATAAATTTCAGTTTCTCCATCTAATAGCTGATATAAATCATTATCGCTAGTTGCAATTATTTTATTGCCTTTATTATTAAGACAAATCGAAGCTATTAAATCATCGCCTTCTAATCCTGATACTTTAAAATTATTCTTAAATCCCAGCTTTGGTAATACTTCATCATATAATTCATCAAACTGCTCAAAACATTTACGGTAAAATTCTTTTTCTTCTTTACTATAAGCTTTCTTTTTCTTTAATCTCTTTTCTTTATAAGAAGGAAATATCTCTTTGCGCAAACTCTTTTTTGAATCCCATACAAAACAGATGATATCCGGCTTATACTTTTCTAATATGGTAAATAATTGTTGGAAAAATCCATACAATACTCCGGTTTGTTTTTTACCGTATCGCAAATTGCCAACTGTGTGGATGGCTCGATGGGCTAGGGCATTTCCATCACAGATTAGAATCTTATTTTGATATTCCATTATATTCTTCTTTCCCTAAAAGATACTTGCTATTTTTTGTCTCAATAATATTTCCTTCTTTTATATCTTCTTTTTTGGATAAAATAGTTGAAGTATGAATCCATGTTTCATCTTTAAATCTTTTCTTTTTATCATCAAATATGAATCCCCATATTAAACCATCACTAAAACACCAATTTATTATCCTTGCATCATATTCCATAGTCTTTCTCCTTTTAAAATATTCACTTGATTTCAACTCTTCTTTTGTATAATCTATCTCTTTTAGATAATTAACCATCTAAATACCTTTCAAATATAGCCTAATTTCTATTGATATATAGCCTAGAAACGATTTTTATTGAAAATAGGTAAACTATTACCAGAATACCTTTGGTGACCTTTTAACATCAAATTTAGCTTCGATTTCTTCCCAGAGATTTATCGTTCTTTCTCTTAATTCTTTTTGTAAATTATTTTCTTCTATATGTAAAATTGCCTTATCCATTGCAACATAAAATTTTCCATTAAATACATCATATCTTGTTTCCTTTGTCATATCTTTATACCATTGTAGCTGATCTCTAATATCATCAATCCCACTACCGAAGATAATTGATAAAGGACAGCTTCGATAAGGATCATCCACTGTGCTCTTTTTCACATAAACTTGGCTTTCAATACCAATTATTTTCTTCACTTCCTTACCAGAAGAAAGTTTAATAGTTTTATCTATCATTTGTTTCTGCTGAACCCTCATTCTTAAACTTCCGTAAAATTCCATGGCAATCCCGCAGGGTGTGATTTCTCCATTTTCTCCTTGACGAACTTGATTATTAAAAATAGTTACAATATTATCGCCACCTAAAATTCTTGCTGTCTTTCTTAAATTTTGAGAAAATTCCTTTGCCTGTTTTTGCCCACGTTTATCGCCTTCATCATTATCCATTTCTAATTCTGTACTAAGTGCCGCAACAGCATCTATTGCAGCAACATGAATTACATCTAAACTTAATTCTTTATACCATTTTCTTAAATGAGTAAATGCTTCTAATACCGTATCGGGTCTTGAATACCCAAATCCAGCAGACTTGATATTTACATTATAAATCTCCATATATTCTTTATCAAGTCTTGATTCAGGATCCTGTATATCAACATTACCTTTATGATGTTGGGCATTAGCACAAATAGAAGCCAATAAAGAAGTTTTACCAGAACCAGAACCGCCATAAATTTCAGCCAATACCCCTCCTGGTATTCCACCACCTCTTACTCTACCACCAGAAATATTCAAATCCAATAAAGTCGATCCTGTTCTAACTACTTTATCAAATCTAAAAGGGACTTTTTTCTTTATTTCTTTTTTACTCTCCTCAACTATCTGTTCTGCAAGATCAGTAATTGTATCTTTTTTATCTCTTTTATTTATCTTGGCCATTATTAACCTCTTTTGGGTGCTGATATATCAATATTATGTTCTTCTTTCCAGACTCTTCCATAATGGTTTAGGTATTTGCTTGCGCTTCTCTTTGTTTTAAATTTTTCTTTATTCTCTGTAAATAATTTCAATGCACAATTTTTATCTCCCATTTTATTTCTCCTTTACTAATTCCAATGCGGCTTTCAATTGTATATTCTCTGCATTCAATTCTAATAAATGTGATAATACGCCATCTTTAGATAATTGCCATAATAACAAATCTGCTTGTAAAATTCTATTATCTAATTTTAACATTTCATTTTCTTCTTTTAATTTATCTATTGTTTCATATAAAGCATTCATTTGTCTTTCCTTTATATTTATGGTGCTTGGGGAGGGAGTTGAACCCTCAATCTCTTACGAGCATGTGGGCTTAAACCACATGTGTATTCCAATTCCACCACCCAAGCTAAATATTCGGAGTGGCAGGATTCGAACCTACGTGCTCTTGGCCCCAGACCAAGTGCCTAGCCAACTAGGCTACACTCCGAATTAAATCTACTTCCTCTTATTTATTTTTACCCCTTTACTTTTCTCCTTTTTCAATTCATCAAATTTGTCTGAACAAGCATCAAAGAAATCACAATCATTAACACACTCATTAAACTTATCAAATGTCTCCCCAAAAACACCTCCTTTCATGTGGCAAGTATTTTTCTTTTTGTCTTTCTTTTCCTCCTCCCCAGCAAAATTAAAAAGAACTGCTTTAATTGCTAATTTTAAATCTTCTTTTTCATCAAACTCTTCTGGATCAATATCAAGATTATTTTCTTCAATTAAAGCTTTCAATTCTTTACGATTCATATCATCGATTTCTTCTTCGGTAATTCCATCTTTAGGGTCTTTGCCTTTATCGACAGGAATATCGTCTTTATTTTTCATAGCATCTTTAATATCCTGAATCAAATCTTCTTTCTCATCAAAACTATCAGGATCAATATCTAAATCATTTTCTTTAATAAATGCTTTTAATTCCTTTCTATTCATTGAATCAAGATCACTTCCATCTCCACTTTTACTATCATCTTCTTTTTCTTTCTTTGAATTAGATTTAGCTCCAAAAAATGCTTCTGCAACATCATCCTCATTAGGAATAATAATTACTTCATCAAGACTATAACATTTATCTAATAGCTTATCTGAAATCTTATAATCACGATCAACAAGTTTATGTCCTAAATAAGATGTATTTCCTGCACCAGTTCCTTTACGAGTAAATACTATACGCTTCCCATCATCAGGATCAGGAAACTGTATCGGCTCTCCACTTTCATCTTCAGCAATTACAGTTAATTTCTGCTCCATAAAGAAATTATTTACTTGCCATACCTGAACGCCTTTTTTCTCTTCCTCAGGAGAATCATAGCAAATAATATTATATAAATTATAATGGCCTGGTTTTAATTTCTTAATCTGATCTGCATCTCCATCCCCGCTTGTCTGCAATTCAGCTCGATGATTACAAATAGGGCAAAATTCCTTAAACATTTTATTTAAACAAATATAGGAATCATTATTAACTCCAACGCCATAATGAGAATACAAATCTAATTTATATGCCGCATCTCCTTTCTTTAATGATGGGTGTTTACTACCTATTGTAAATGGCAGTATATCTATTTTATGTTTCCCTTCCCCGCATTTCCAGGTTGGAATATCTGATTTCAATACTCCTACAAATCCCCCTGAATTAGCGGCACTCTCTTTCTGCTGTTTGAGCAATTGCGCTTTTGCTGCCTTACGATCATACATTTTTTATTTCTCCTTTTATTTATTATAGTATATTTTAATTATTTATTAACAATTATTTTTCACGCTTATTTAATTTTGCTCTAATCTTCTCGCTCTTATCTTCGTTTATTTTTTCTTTCATTGCTACCGGGACACCTCCTGACGAATAATAACCAGCTATCCATAAATCTGTTAATTTAGTTAATGCTCTCTTTTTATGATCAAATGCAATAACAGCCGCTGTTATAATTTTCATTTGCTTTGTAGCTTCAATTATCGCATTTTCTGCTTCTCGATATTCTTTATCATTATTGACCACATTTGAAATTGCTGTTTCTGTTACTTTTTCAATTCCATATACTTCTGGATTTTTTCTTACCTTAGCATCCATTTCAGATTTTACTATGCTCAATCGCTGAACAGCTTTATCTCTCACCTCCTGAGCTTCAGCTTCTTGAGTAGCATAATACATATAATATTTTGGTTGCTTTTCCCATTCCTTATCTAACGCATTTACATCTACATTTAAATCATCCGAATAATTTCTTTGTTCCATAATTTATTTCTCCTTTAATTTTTTAATATCTTCATGCATTTCATCTAATACTTTTATTATCATAAAATTTCCACTTACATATCTATTTATTCTTTCACTTGGTTTCTTTTCTTTTTTTGGTGGACTATAAATAACCCATTCATCTTTTATTATACTATACCAGTCTTTCACCATATTAAATGGTAATGAATGATCACCACGAACATAAAATATCCCATGCGTACATTCAATATAATCATCTTTGCCCCAATTAACATTTCTAATTTTAGTGTATCCCTTTATTGCTAATTCAAACGCTTCATGCCATTTCATTTTAAATTCTCCTTTAAAGACATATTATTTCGCCATCTCTTCTAATTTGTATATTTGAAGTAACCTCTCCCTTATATTCTCTAATTTTGATACCGGCCTCCTTAAATAAAGTTAATGTTCTTTTATGATGCTCTTCCCATAACTTACTATCATATGGTTTTAAAACATGATATATAACTTCTTTAATTCCACATTGAACTATTCCTCTGGCGCAATCCATACAAGGAATACCAGTAACATATAATCTGCAACCTTCTAATTTAATACCTGCTCGTGCTGCCGAATATAAAGCATTTCGTTCCCCATGCTCAAACCAAAAATACTTCTCTGGCCTTTCTTGCCTTTCTGAAATATAATCATTAATCCCACTAGGAAAAGAATTATAGCCGGTAGATTTTATCCTATTATCTTGACTAACAATTATGGTTCCATTTTGAGTTTTAATATCTTTACTTTTCATTGCAACCAAATATAACATTGATACGAAGTATTCGTCAAAATTCATTTCTATCTCCTTACTTTTTTTCGTTTTCTCTTCTTTTCTGTTGGGCAATACTCATATTCTTTTTTGTCTCTTCGCTTTTAGGATGTTTATTTTTTTCACTAATTGATATTTTAGCCTCTTCTGTATGACTCCAATTTCTATTTCCTGGACGCCCTAAAGCTTTCTTTCTAATCTTTTCTCCAATTTCTTTAATATTAGGATGGTTAGATAAGTTGTCCCCTCCAGAACCACCAACTTGAATATTATAGCATACCCCTTTATTTTCCTGAATAAAATCTAATGTTATAATTTTTTTTTCTAAAGATTTTAAATCTTCATAATTACTACAAAATTCTATAATTTCTCTTTTAAAGTTATTTTTACCGTGTTTTTTAATACTTCGTTTTATTAATAAACCAGAACCAAAATACCCATCATCTAAATCATTTGTTTGATGAATACCAATATAAAACTTATTATCTAATACATTAATTATTTTGTATATAAAATAGTAATTATGTATTTTTTTTAACGAATCCTTCATTCTTTTTTTTACTTTTAAACATCCATTTGAACTTTTAGAACAACACCATTTATTATTTTTAAGTTGATAAGTAGCTATTTGCCCACATCCATATTCACAATATTTAATTCTTCTATTAATTTTCATACTATAATTAAATCATCAAATATTGCTGGTATTTTTGTTTTAACTTCTGCTAATAAAGGAATCATTATTTCTGACATTTGAGGATGAGGCTTACCAGTAAGGCCTAAAGCTCTTTGCTCAAATACTAATCGCCATTCTCTAAAATTAGCAGTCATTACTATTTCTGTTTTTAATGAATTAGGTAATACTGTTCTTGCTTGTTGTGGATTCCATCCTTTTTCAAGTAAAACTTTATAATTAAACTCACTATCTATCATAGATTGCATCCATATTCTATCCAAATAGGAACCTTCTTTTGCTGTATACTCATACCAACCGGCCCGATATTCATTAGGACTAATGTCTACCCAGGGTGGAATAATAAAAGTAACTCCGCCGCTATAATTACAATATCTAGTTGATTCTTGAGAATATACCGCCATTCTATGACGAACTAATTCATGGGTAAATCCTCTATCAACTATAAATCTAACAGTCATTGATCCATGCTCAATTATGGTCAAATGCTTTGCTTTTATCTTACTTTTCAAAAATGCTTCTGGATTGCCTTTTGATTCTGATTTATAACAAGTCCGTCCTGCACTTTCCATTAATAATAAATCAGTCCCATTGATTGCTTCAATTTTATAACTTGGTTTTATTAATATCATTTATTATCTCCTTTAAGATTTTAAATATCTACTATAATTATATAGGGCTAAAAGTAAATCAACTATAATCAATAATATCGAAGGAATAATAACTCCACTAAAATATCCTTTTAAATCACCAAATTGTTTAGTATGTATAGCATCAATAATTGTCATAATAGCAATAATAATTGCTACTCCTAAACAAATAATACAAGCAAATAAAAAAACCATCTTTATCTCCTTATCTTAAATGAAAAATATTTTTGCAACTCTTCATAATTATTTTCTTTCTTTAACTCTGCAATCTTTTCTAATAAGTTTTCTAATTTCCCTTTCTTAATCTCTTTAGGTTTACTCGCAACTTCTACATTAAAAAATCCCCTTCTTATCTTTTTTATAGGCTCTTCTTTGATTACTTCTTTCTTATCAAAGAAACTCTCTACCATTTTTTTACCAACACCTTTAATCTCTACAAAAGGAATATATAAAATTCCATCTTTAGCTTTCCATTTAACCATATCAGATTTACTAACAATAGGTAATTTTACATCCAATCCTAATCTATATGCCTCTTCAATAAAACCCTCCTTTCCACTATCCGAACCATAATTTAAATTAGCACATAAAAATTCTACTGGAAAATAAAATTTAAGATACGCTGTATAATATGCCATAATTGCATAACTAAGTGCATGCGAATTAGAAGTAATAATTCCTTTTCCTGTAACTAAATTATGATAAGGAGTAGTCATTTCAACATCATAAGTTTTTCCTATTTTTAAAAATTTAATAGATTTTATTTTTTCTACTTTTGTTGATAATCCTTTTCCGTATCTTTTTACTCTATTGTTATTTTTATAATGCTCATTTTTATGGCAAGAATTACAAAGCCATAAAAAATTTTCTATTTTATTATTTACATGGTTGCTATCTTTATGATGCAATTCAAATCTTCCACTAAATTCTTTTCCGCATACTTCACATGGTTTTTCTGCCTCTTTATATTCTTTTTTAATCCTTGAGTATACTACACTATTTCCATTATCATTTTTTTGAAATCCCATTTGTCCTTTTATTGGATAATTACTTGGGGAATCTTTATCATAAAAATTATATTTATTATGACATATTTCATATCCCTGCTTGACATATAAACAATTACCTTCTTTTAAATAACGCAATTGTTTTTCTCCATCAGGAGTAGGAAATTTATGATTCAATGTACAATCAATAAATTTACCAGACTCTGTAATAACACGATAAATACTTTGTATCCCAGAGAATCGAATATCAATAATTTTATTTAATATTAATCTATTTTCCTTATTTTTCGATAATGCATTTGGATAACCTATTCTTTCATATTTATCATGTAAGGATTCATGATGAGTTTTTTTTGCATACTCTTTATCATTTTTAATTAAATACATTTCTTCAATAGTTAATTCTTTTCTACCATTTTTATTGCCCTTATCTATTATTTCATCTCCAG